AAGCCGCAATGGATGTGTTAGGTGATCTAGTAGACAACAACACTGTATGGCATCTTAATTCTACAGGAAATTTTGTAGTTGGTGGGCCAGATGGTGACACTGGATTAACAGGGCGTAAGATTATAGTAGATACCTACGGTGGCTGGGCACCACACGGTGGTGGTGCGTTTAGTGGCAAAGATCCTACCAAAGTAGATCGCTCAGCGACATACATGGCTCGTTGGTTGGCAAAGAATGTAGTAGCTGATGAAATGGCTGATTGGTGTCAGATACAGTTGAGCTATGCTATTGGAGTTAAAGAGCCTACATCAATATACGTAGAGTCAAACGGGCACAATCGTTCAATTAAACGTTTTATCAGAAATAATATTGACCTAACACCATTAGGAATCATTGACAGGTTTAATTTATTCAAGTATACTAACTATAGTAAGAATTGTACATATGGACACTTTGGTAATAAAAATGTTCCTTGGGAGAAAATAGGATGGGAATAATATGTTAGATAAAATTAAAAAACTGTTGGGCAAGAACGAAGACCCTATTAAAAAAGAAAAGAAACTAACGCCTAAGGAATTAGCGGATAAAAACAAAGAGCCTTATGTGCAGGTACTAAGCATGGAGGTTGATGAAAAAGATCTAGGCAACGGTGCTTTTGAATTAGATTGGAATGACATCTTTGTTGCTAGATTATTGAGGGCTGGTTATCAAGGTAAGACTGATCAAGACATAGTAGACAACTGGTTTAAAGCAATTTGTCGCAATGTATTACAGGAAAATTTTGAGCAAGAACAAGCTGACCCAGAGATACGAGCGGCAACAAATAGACGTGACCTAGGTAATGGTCGATCGGAGATCAGTTGAGATATCTATTAGTAGACACAGCAAACACATTCTTTCGTGCTAGGCACTCAGCATACAGAGCGGCTGACCCAGAAGAAAAGGTAGCGTTTGCTGTGCATGTTACACTAGCAAGTATCAACAAGGCTTGGCGAGACCAACAGGCCAATCATGTAGTAATTAATCTAGAAGGACGTTCATGGCGTAAAGACTACTATGAGCCTTATAAAAAGAATAGATCAGTAGCACGTGCCGCATTAAGTGAAAGTGAGCAAGAAGAAGATAGACTATTTTGGGAAGCCTTTGATAATCTTAAAGTGTTCTTTACAGAAAAAACAAATTGCACTGTACTGCAACACAGTAACCTAGAAGCTGATGATTTAATTGCTGGTTGGGTACAAAGTCACCCAAATGACCATCATACAATAGTATCCAGTGACACAGACTTTTATCAATTGCTAGCAGACAACGTTAATCAATACAACGGCATAGCAGATGAGTTACATACCTTAGAAGGTATCTTTGATAAAAAAGGTAATCGTGTTATAGATAAGAAAACTAAAGAGCCTAAAGTAATACCCGATCCTAAATACATTTTGTTTAAAAAATGTATGCGTGGTGATGCAACCGATAATGTGTTTAGTGCATTCCCTGGTGTTAGGGAAAAAGGTAGTAAAAATAAAGTAGGCCTATTAGAAGCATACGAAGATAAAGTCAAGCAAGGATTCAATTGGAATAACTTAATGTTACAGCGTTGGGTTGATCATAACGAAGTAGAACATCGTGTTCTAGATGATTATCAACGCAATTGTGTACTAGTAGATTTAACAATGCAACCAGATGATGTTAAAGAACAAATAGCAGAAACTATTGCTACGGGAATGACAGTTAAACAACAACAAATGATTGGTGCACAATTCTTAAAGTTCTGCGGAAAACACAACTTGGTTAAGTTGAGCGAGAATGCTAGTGTAATGGCACATTGGATGAGTGCTAGCTATCCTGAATTGGACACAGTGTGATTAAACAAAATTTTATCACCATTGACTTAGAACTTAATCAACCTAGCAATAAGATTATACAAGTAGGTGTTGCTATTGGTAATAGCAAACAAAATCCAAAAGACTATATAGTACAAAAATGGTATGTTGATCCCAAAGAACCAATTGACAACTTTATAATTAATTTGACTGGCATCACTGAGTCTGATATTAGAGCTAACTGCGTTAGTTTAGACACTGTGGCATTAGAGCTAACATCACTGATTAAAACGCACGAGCCGTGGCTACAAGCAGTCGTATGGGGATACAATGACATAGAGAAGTTAAGACATGTATTTGAAAAGAATAATGTTGAGTTCAATCACTTGGGTGGTAGATGGATAGATGTTAAAACCATATATAATTTTTTAATGTTTTCACAGAACAAAAGTCCTAAGGGCAGTTTAGATGAAGCAATGGCTAAAAGTGAATGTTGGTTTGAAGGCGATAAGCATAGAGCAGACATTGATGCTCGTAATACGTTAAAGTTTTGGTTTGATCTAATGCGTAAACAGAATTCAATGTTTGACTTATTAATCAAAAAACAGTATAATAAGGATATAGAGGACTCATCGGTGTCACCCCTCTCTAAAAACTCTGCCGCCAGTGATATATTATGGGAGATAGATAATGCACGTAATTGATAAAGCCTTTGAATTCTGTTATGGACATAGAGTACATACTCAGACATTAAATGGTGAGTACGCCGCAGACTTAAAATGTGCGTGTAGGCATTTACACGGTCATGAAGGTAGAATGACTGTCCATTTAACAGCGGACAAACTAGATGTTACAGGAATGGTAACAGACTTCCGGCACCTAGAGTGGTTAAAGAAATGGATCAATGAATATATTGATCATCAGTTTGTATTAGATCGCAATGATCCTTTATATGATCAAATGATTGGTGATCGTAAATTACTTCCGGTAACTATCCCAAACACCGAACACGTAGCAGGATGGCATTTAGACCTAAGTGATTTAGATCCAACGACCCCACAGTATGAATATTATGAAGGATTTATGATTGTAGACTTTGTACCCACATCAGAAAACTTATCATCCTGGATGGCCGGATTAGTAGAAGTAAAAATGAAAAAACTTAATGTTACTGTACAACGTGTTGAATGGTACGAAACACCTAAATCAAGAAGTGTATTTTACACCTAGGAGAGTAGTATGAGCTTACTAGCAAAAGCAATAGTTAAAAATAAATGTTGGGTAGTAGAAGAAGATAACGGTAAAAAGATAGGAACCATCCTGGCAACTCCAAGAGGTGTTGTTTATCAGCATAATAAAAAACGAGAGCAATTTGCCAGTTTAAAACTGCTTAGTGATAGGTACAATATTATCGTAGAACGGACACCACCTAAGAAGACCGTTACAGAAGCACATGATATCTATGGATTCCCATGTGACTACACCGCTCATAATATATTGTGGGACGTTCCTAAGAAATTACCAGTATTTACTAAAGGACGCAAAAGCAAGAGTTTTTTCTGTGCTGGATATTACATCCTAAGATTTAACAATGGGTGGGTTAAGAGTTATTGTCCAAAACTAATTACACTCAATCGCTATTCTTATGCTGGTCCGTATCAGTCATTAGAGGAAATGCAAGAAAACTTACGTATTGCCAATGGAGCCCTACATGGAACAACAATTAAGCCTGCATCTGAAGAAATTTAACGATCGAGTTAAGGTAATGAACCAAACCAATGCTAAAGAATTAGTGTTGTCACCATTGGATGCACGTAATATACACTCTGAGATCTTTGAATTACTAACAAAAATTAATGATCTTACCAACATTAAAAAAGAAGATGAGGCCACAGTGTCTGTAGACTTTGATGGCGGCAATTTCTAGTTAAATACTCTGATAATTGGCATAAATAATACTAGTGAATAATTAGAGATCATGAAATGTCAAGACCTAAACCAAATATACTGTTAGAACATGTAAATAAAACAACCTATAAGAGCGATCAGATCTTAAGCTCAGAAGGTATTTGGGCTGTCTTCTATGACAACAAACCCATCAATCTTAAAACACAAAACATCCTAGTCCAATATCCTGGGCCAAAATACAAGAAGGTTTCGTTCAGTAATCCTGGGCACGCCCACAACTTAGCTAAGAAATTAAATGTATTATTTAAATGTGAGTTGTTTACCGTGGTCCT